GAAATTATGTTATTGATGCTTCTCATAATCATACTATCAATTTAAATATAAATATGTTACCATCAGGTAAAAACCAACCACATAATAATATGCCACCATATATTGTTGTTAATATGTGGAAACGTATCGGTTAATTTAAATAAAGGAAATATATATGTCTGAACAAATTCAAAATATCTCCGATGAAATTTTAGAATATAAAAATAAAATCTTTTTTAAGATTTTCAGTGATTTTTTAAAAGAACAAAAAGCTCCGTTCCCTGAAAATGTAAAACATTACTTAAGTTTAATATTACCTTCTACATTAATAGAACCTCGTCAAGTTTATTTAAGTTCTGCTAGAAAAGAAAATAATAATTTTATCGTATCGTTAGATGGTCCATTCGATAGTTATATCGAAATTAACGGAATTTCTACTAACTTTGATAGTAAAGGTCAAATCACTGATTTTACTGTACCGGCTTTAGTTAAATCCGACGATATTCTTAACTATTATATTTCGGTCGTTAATTTTCCTTATAAAAAAGAAAAGCCAGCTAGTTATACAAGTGATAAAACTGCTCAAAATATTATCGATACGGTCGAAGTTTCTAATTCATTAGAAACTTATAAAAAAATCGAAGAACCTGTCGTCGGTGTATTAAAATATCTTAATAGCATTGTCGCTAGTTATAATGTCGAAGCTTTATGGATTAATAAAACAGATGCTCAGAATGATACGGGTAAAGGATTTATTAGACTTACGAATAGTTCTAACGTACCGGTAAAAGTAGTATTTAATAATCAAGAACATGTTGTCTTAGAAAATAATCATATCGATATACCATTCGATTTAGATGAATTCTTGGAAACTTATAAAAATTCTGGCTATAATCAAGCTGTCGTAAAAAATTCAGAAGGGACAGACGTATCGACTGTTGCCGTTACGAATCTTTTGACTCAAGACGAATTGAATAACGTTCGAATCAATATAAATGCTGCGCTCGATAGAACTAGCGATAAAGAATTCCCGGCAAAAATGAAAGTATCTCTTGTAAATCCTAAATTCTTCGGTGATTCTGGCTATTATGTTAATTTTTTAGGTTCCGTTATAAAAGTACCGTCTCAAGCTGAAGGTACTGCCGGTATTCCTGTATCAAAAGCCGAAGTATTAGCTATGGACGAAAAGAAGAATTCAGTATTCGTTTGTGATAAAGATGGAAATGCAATTGGTAAACAAATTGCTCCGACAGCTTTCGTTACTAGTAACTTAAAATTAATAAAAGCATTGATTAAATAAATAAGGAATATATATGTCTGAAAATAACCAAATTAAAGAAATTTCGAAAGCAATAGCTGAATTATTTTCTCAAGGTTTTAAACCTGAATTTGAAAAGTTCTTAACCGATAAAAATATTCCGTTTGCTAATCAAACAGATTTATATATACAACGATTGTTTAATACCGTTTTAGATATTCCGAATATTAAAATTATTTCTTATGATTTTAACGGTTCTGATATCACAGTAAAATTATTTGGACCATTTAAATCTTATGCAAATATTAATGGTAAAGATATTAATTTTGATAACAACGGTATTGCTACTGTTACTATTAAAAATGCAAAAGTTTCTCCTCAAGACGGAATCTTTTTAAATTTATTTATTCAATCTACACCGTTTAAAGTAGAAAAAGATTCTTCTTTATCGTTCGATTCTTTTTCTAAAGATGAAAATATTGGCAGCAAAACTTTCGATCTTTCTTATGAACAAGAAGATAAATTATATAAATTTTTAATTTCTAAAAAAATATATAATGATAATCTATCAAATATTCTTACAGTAGAATTTTTAGATAATAAAATTATTATTAAAAATACTGCATCTTTTGATATTTACGTTAATAATCTTAAGATCGAAAAAAAATTTAAAACAGAAATTCCATTTACTATTAAAAATTTGTTAAATACTAATGTTATTTATTATGGAGATATTCATAATTGGGACAATGAGAAATTGACTGGTAAATATAATACACACTTTACGACAAGCAGTATTAATTCCTCTATATTTCAAAAGTTTAATGAAGTATTTGATAAAACAAAAGATTATGATCAAGATGGATTATATTTTGATAAAGATTCTATTTTGAAAAAAAATAACAAATCTAAGGTTAATTTTAAAAAGACTATTGAATTTAAAAATAATAATCCTATAAAATATCATGTTTTCAATAATCAACAACTATTATCAGGTCAAATAACTCCAGAAGATCTTAAAGATATTGTTGCATATCAATGCCCATCTTCAGTAGATACATATTTATATGATTCTACTGGTAAAAAGAAATTTATTTATAGTGGTTCTCTTGAAGGTGGCTCTATTATTTTTGATGTAGGTGAATAATTTATATGACATACGAAGAACAATTAAAACAAGTCCGTGATAACGTAGTTAAAAATATTTATCCGACTATTCAACAACAAGGTTCTTCGAATACTATGATTACTTTGCATTGGACAGCTGGTCATTACGACCAGTTGTTCGATGATTATCATATGTGTATCGATGGATCTGGTAACGTACACGTAATGCAAGATTTAGACAATAAGGGCGCACACTGCTATCGAGAAAATACTAATAATCTCGGTATCTCGGCGTGTTCTAATTATGGTTCTGAATTAAATGGCGACGGTTATACCGGATACTCAACGTACAATCCTGGTTCAGAACCTGTTAATGCCTTACAACTCGAAGCAATGGCGACACTCGTATATCTTTGTTGCGTAACGTGGGCCTTACCATTAAGTCAAGTATTTACTCATGGCGAACGCTGTTTATTAAGACAAGATTTATACGATTACCCGGCAGAACGTTGGGATCTCGATATTCTCGTACCAGAGTGTCATGTTCGTACCGAAGACGGTGTCCATACTTCTGGCGGCAATTGGATTCGTAATCGCGCTCGAGAAATCGCACGGATGAACGGTGTCGATTATTTATAATAGAAAGGTTTTTTAATGTCTATTATTTCTGAAATTGCTCAAGGTTTAAGTTCGATCATTAAAAAAAATGACGAACTTTTTATGAAAAAAGCTGATGCTCAAAGTTTATTAGACTCGGTAAAATCTCTTAACGTCGTTACGGAAGGTGTCGATAATACAGGTGCTACCGACGTAACGGCTAAATTAAACGAAATTTTTCTCAAAGCATCTAAAGAAAAATACGACGAAGTAATTTTTCCTGACGGTACTTACAAGATCGAAAATGTCGTAAAGATTTTCTGTCCAGAAAAGATGAGTCGTTCTTTAGTCGTTAGATCTAAGAATACTTATGGTGCTACTATTCTATGCGATCATACCGATGCGTCTCAAGGTGATATTGGATTTGTATTGACTCGAAATGCATCGGAAGATCTAGAAGATATTACTAATGCTTATAATACCGCGATTGACGGTTTTATTTTTAAAGTCAAAGATCAAGACGCAGAAGGTAGTAGTTTTAAATTTATCGGTACGAGTAGTGATTTTAGTCAGCTACTATTTACTAATCTAAAATTATTAAATCTTCGAATGACTAATACTAAAGATTGTGCTGGTCAAAATATCGATTTAGCTGCTCAATGTAATAATTTGACTATCGATAATGTAAAAGCTAATTATGGTATGTATGCTATATATCTAGAATATACTGATGGCATAAATAATAATATAAGCAATATCGTTTCTAATAACTGTAATTTCTGTCTTTGTACATATTCGTATGTCGATTTCGAAACCGTTACTCTTCATTTTGACGACACTGTCGATTTAAATAATGGTACTACGGCTAATTTCTATGCTAATAAAATATCGAATTTTAAATTAACCGGTAGATGGGCTCTTAATCAAAATCCATTGTACATTAGCATTGGACAAAGAGCCGAGATTAGTCATGTTACACTCGATATTACGCTTGACGATAATGTCGACCATGTACTCGTCGAGGAAAAACCTTCGGCATTTATTTATTTAACCTCACCAGAAAATGCTAAGATCGAAGTTAAAGTAAGTAATCTTAAATTTGATAAATTCCAAGAAAATTTTGATAGCTGGATACAAAAAGGTACTAAATTCTCTTGGATTAATTCTCCAGAAGTATCTATCTCTCCAAATGGTGTAGCAGAATATCCTGCATTAACTTTATTTAATAATATAGGTTCTACCGATGAATATAGTTCGAGAGGTTTCCTTAATAGAAAATATGAAATTAAGGCAGAAGACGATGCTAAGACAAGAATCTATCTAGGTTACGATAGAACTATTCATGAGAAAGATATTAGTAGTCGAGATGAATTAGCCGATGGTGAAGGCTCGGCTATTTTCTTTGGTTCTAATGGCGTTCCTTATAAAGACGCTAAAGATCATGATTATAGTAATTATACTGCTGGCGTTGCCGGCGATGTATATTTAGAATCTAAGCCAAATCATTCTGGTCATTTTGGCTATGTATCGACTTATAGATATACGACTAAAACCGAGTATTTAGCGGCAGCGGATAAACCTATTTCTGTTACGAATCATGGTGACAGAACAATGACTTTTGGTTTTAATAAATTCCCGGTATGGGATAACGGTACGTTAAAAGATACGCCGATTACAGTCGGTAGTATGATGAACGTATTAGGCAAAGGTGTCTTTAAGGTTATTGAAATAAATACCGATGCTAAGACTATGAAATGCGAAATTCCTGAACCTTATAAAGCTGATGTTATTACTTCATTAGCCGATTTAAGTATGGAAATCTATTTCATGCCAAATAAACCTGTTAATACTATGGGTACGATGACCTACGAAACGATTCCGATTATTCATTCTGGCCCGACAGAAAAAAGACCGACTGAACATTTAGTTGTCGGTCAACAATATTTCGATACGACACTCGGAATGCCAATATTCTGGAACGGTACCAAATGGATTGTTAGCGCCAGCGATGTCGAGGATAAATTAAAAGATTATGTTCGCATCGATAAGCTTTTTGTGACCGATATTACTCAACCGCCAATTTTCGCTGGACAAATAGCTAAAGTAGATAGCGCACTTTATATTGCAGAATCTACAGATAGTGCTAATTCTTGGCGAAAAGTTATGTTAGAACCTAACGATACTTTGTAACAAACAATATATCCCCGTACTTAGTGCGGGGATTTTTTCTGTAATATAGTAGTATATATTTTAAATCTACGAAAGGACATATTCATATGCCAGAAACTAATATATACGATTATGAGTTCACTGTTAATGAAAGTGAACCTAAACGTGCTGACATGTTAAATAGACTTAAGGATAGGGTTAAGCATGTCGACAAAAAAGAAGTGATTGCGTCCGACGAATTCATCGACGGCGAATCGAGCTTTGACGAAGATAAAGCATTAAGTGCTTTCTTATTATATAAGTTATTCCCGACTAAAGTGAATCTGTTAAGAGAACATTATACTAAGGGCGAAGTCGATGGTTTGTTAAGCGATCTCGTCGCTAAATATTATTTAAAAGATCAGATCGACTCGATGCTTGCCAATTTAAAGAATGATTTAAGAGCTTCGCTCGATACGACTGGCGATAACCTTAAACAATTAGTTAACAGTCTTAAGTCTGATTTAAGTAAACATCGTACCTTAGAGGAACTCGACCATCCTGATGCTAGTGTTACGACTCGTAAGATTCGTGACCATGCGATTACGCGAGATAAACTCGCTGCCGATTTACTATTAAATATCGATGCTAAGGCTAATAAGGCGGGCGATACGTTTACGGGTCTCGTAACGTTTAACGAAGGCCTAAAAATTCCGTCGCTCGACCTATTAAATACGAATACGTTCCATAGTATTAGTTCGAGTCTAAATAATCGAGGCGAATCCGACTTAAATATCGGTACGTACGATACGACACATCAAGTAAACTTATCTTCGATTAATAACCCGGGCTGGTTCGACGCTAATCGTAATTTTAAGCGTTTTTTAGTTCAGAATGATCTCGACGATATTAATGATAAAATCAATGCTATTAATACTAAATTAAATAATGGTGAAGGTAAGTTAAAGAAATTATTTGACGAACCTATTATTAGCGATGAAGATAGAAATAGACTCGTTACTAAAGATGGCAGAAGATTATATGCTCGATATGTAGATAATTTACCGGCTAACTGGAATAAAATATATATATATGTTTCTTATACATATTCATATTATTATGACGGTGGCGAGCATGGTTGGGGACATGATATAGAATGGACAAGCAGAAGTCTTGTTGCTCTTCTTATCAATGGCTTCGAAATGTCTCTTGTCGAGGATCATGGCGATAACTATGGTAATAGATTTAGAGGATCAATTGCGAATAAATGGTTTATAGAAAATAATACGCTATATGGTCCTTATGCTAGAAATCATAGAGGGAATGTAAGAATATATATTGAATAGTAGTAATTATATCCTTCATATGATATACTAATACTATATACAAGTATTATTGTTTTCATATGGAGGATATTTTTTTATGAAACAAATTAACGCCAACAATTTTTATTCGTATTTAGTCGGTAACATTACTAATCATAAAATTAAAATTAGTATCTTAGCTTTCTTAACAGATATGTGGCACAAATATAAGCATGGTCAATTTCTATTAAAAGACGTAGTATATGATTATAATAATAATAAAGTGCACCCATCTTTTTTAAAGAGTAGTATTCCCGACGACTATATTATTGCTTATACTCTCGAATCTTACGATATTGTTAATAGTATTAAAAAAATCGAAAATATGTCGATCAAAACTGATTTAATCGAACGAATGATTCTCGAAAAGAAACCGCAAAATCAAAAAGAAGCTTATAAACTCTTTATCAATGAATTAGTACTCTTACTATTAATGGGAGCATCAGGTAATAATGGCGGCAAAGACAAACTTGTCAATTAATAACTATATCGACACGCTAGTCGATATGTATTATCCGTCGTTTAGTACGTTTTTTACTCGATTTAAAAAAAATAATATTAAAGAAATTATTAAGTACGATATCGTCGGTAATTATTTATATGGACAACCTGACTTATACGACGATGACATACGTAAAAAATATATATTTATCGCCGTGATTAAGTTTTTATCACTTCGTAATTACGAACATATTGACTACGAGATTCATACGCTACGCGGCGAGATTCAGACGTTGTTATTTAAAGAACAAGCGAAGTATTTAGCTAAAGAATTTATTGGTAAAAAACGCGAAGAAGCGACGTTCAACGAATTTAAGACATTTGTCAAAAAAGATTTCATAACGAACTTTCTTAGTTATAAGTAAGAGCCTTTAACGGGGCTCTTATTTTTTTTGTTCTTTTTATCAAACATATGTTCGCAATAAGGATGTAGATTGTGATACGTATATTTTTTGGATAATAATAAGGAAGAAAAAGAATTTATAAATAAGTATTCTCAGCAAAAGTATTTAAATGAGAAAAGCATATCTATAGTCAAAATTTGAAAAATTTTTAGAGGGGGTAAGTGTTTTATATATATATGGCCTATCGACCAAAGTTCGCCCCCCCGCCTTTGATTCTAGGTGGTATTTGGGACGAACGATGGTCGATAGGCCATGACCTTCATCATTGTGATGGGGTCAGTTTAATTAAGACATTGTATAAAACAAAACACTTCCTTCACAATGTCTATATCTAATTAAAGGGAGGAAAGGAAAAAACAATGAAAAAGTTAGTAGTATTAACAATGGCAGTAGTTATGGTTATTGGTATGCTATTCTGGTGGTTAACACCAGTACAACCAACCTCTTATAAACTTCATACAGTGAGAGGAGGTGAAACATTGAATGGCATCATTTTAGATGCCAACAAGAACACGGATGTCGACTATGACATCAGAGAGGCTGCTGCAACAGCAGTAGCTGAAAGTAAGAAGATGGAAGGAGGTGCAACAGGCTATCTTATCAGACCTGGTGATAAGATAGCTGTTCCTATCTATCGCTAGTCTCTTAGTCCAGCTGTATGACTATAAACTATAGCACTATAACCTTGAGCAATAGCAAAGGAGGTGATAGCTATGAACAAGGTTATAGTTATGTTCATACTGTTTATAGTATGGGCTATTTCCTTAATAGTTCTTACATTGTATATTGTACATATGATGTAGTAGAGAACTATTAAGGAGAGCGTCGTGAGTTAGGACGCTATATAAATACTAACTCATTCTTTATATAAGAGCTATATTATATATATAAGATATAACTTTTATATAAGGGATATATTTATGCCCTTTATTTTTATTATCGTGATAGGGAGGAAAATATCATGAGAAAGATCAATTTAATTTTAGGTTTCGTTATTATTATTTCTGTTGCAACAGTTGTAGTTGCAGCAGGTGTTATTCTTAATGCTGCGAGAAAATTACGACTCGTAGTATTGCGCTGCATGTTTATTGCAGCGTTCAAGATTATCCGTATTGCGGATAAGTTAACATTTGGTCGTATTAAAGCTATACATGCTTTATATTGGCCAACTATGTGGTTGAGCCATTATCTTAACGGTAGTGGCAAAACCTTAGTTGTGCCAACGGAGGTAATGGAGCAAGCTGCTCCATTATTTACCAACCGTTGTGGTTATCTTATCGATAGCCACAATGGTATTAATGTTGTGGGGTTGCATCATAGCACCCTATACGAAGGATCCGGCTTCCATGGCCGACCTTCCTTATTTTACCTTGTAGGTGGCTTCACTTACAGGGTAGAAGCTGTAACACGCGGTATTCGCGTGTACGGTGAGGATGTCTATGACTGGCATCCAGCCGAATATGGGAAGTATTTTACTTCCCCAATCGGCACTAACAAAATTATTTGTGCGTTAGCACAAGTAATTCTTGGAAGTTATTTCTCCAGTGAAAATTCTGTCACTGGAGAGAAAGGGATCTCCAACCGCCTCTGGGAAGATTTTCTAGAGGTTGGAGCTTCCGACTTCTTAAGCGTATTTGATCATGAATACGCATTAGGTGAGGATACATATGTTATCCTTACTCATAAATATAATGCTCTCTTCTGGGAGGGCAATCAATGGAGACAAGTCTCCAAACAAATCGGCTACTATGATGTAGTCGATCTTTATGATGGTTATTATGATAATGACTATCTACATTATTCTCAAGACAAGGCGTTGGAGGCTCAACGCCTTGATGAGAGATACTGGGACTATGATGGCCCAGCATATTTTTATGAAAAGTTCAGAGAAATGGGAGATGAATTTTATCTCCCAAAAAATTATCTCTGGAAAATTTTCTTTATGCAGATGCATAAAGAAATTCAAAATTCCTATTATTGGAATTTTGAACTATGGCTTAAAGAAAGATGGCCTCATTACGAGGCTTATATGTTTAGTTAAGCCATAATAACAAGCGTTGTTGTACCGAGACGCTATACAAATATCGGTACTTTCTTTATTTAGCATATATAATATTATATATGTTAAATAAAGGAATAATTTTATTCCTTGCACTTCTGACTATAATAAAATATATTATAGCCTGACCGTTTACGGTATTGATTTCATCAGAAGTGAAGTTAATCGACCTGTCATATGTCGTTAAACTAGACATTATTTTTCGAGTCTTTTGTTTTGTCCTGAATTAAAATAATTAGGGCTATTCTTCTATAAAGACTCGGTTATTATTTAGCTCGTATTACATTATTTATTAAATTTCATTACGAGCTTATTTTGTGGGCGCAGCCCAAGGGAGGTCATCATGACTAATGTAGTATTTATTAATGTAATTAACATGAAATCTTTTGAAAAAGTTATTACAACAGACAATCGAACTGCTTGTAAGTTTGTAGAAGCAGCTTCTGCTTACTACAATGGCAAGGGATTCAATACCATTGCCGTCGAGAACGAAATTAATCCAGACTTTTATGAAGTTAGGTCTCTTAAAAATGGAGAAACTGTCGCCGTGGCTGGTCCAATGGATCAAGACGAAAAATTGTTTTGGTCCAGACATACCAAAATTAAAAAATTCGTCGCAACTCTTAACGGTGAGTTCCAAAGACCGAAAGGCCAGAAGTTTAATTTTTATGCAGTTATTACTGCAAACTTCTGTGGGTTTGTGCTCACTTGGAAACAGTGTGAAACCTTAACAAAAGGCAAGAAAGCAAAATTTAAGGGCTTTAATGGCTTAGAACAAGCCAAAGCCTGGATGCGTGAAAATCACGCTCCAGATTCTTGTTTTGAACACATAACAGACTTAAAGCAAATAAAATAGTCTGTTATATATATTGTCCGAAATGGCGTTAAACTATTTTTGTTTTTAATACTTATAGAGGAGGAAAACATGAGTATTAGAAATTTAATAAAACAAAAAGCTGCTCAAGAAGCAGCAAAGATCATCCATCACAATTATATGGAAGATCTCGGGGCCCTTCAACAATTCGAAACGGCGAACATCAGTTCGTTTACTTTCGAATTGAAGGGTAAAGCTCGCGTGCCATTAGCGCATGTGAGCGTTTCCAGTTTGCCGGTTAGTGGTATCCTCGAGAGTGGGGATACCACTACAGCGTCCGTTGCAAACGGGGTCATCTGTTTAGATGGCCCTAGCGATGGAATTCGCTGGGTAAACAAGGTGTATGTTAATACACCAAATTATATCCCCGGCATTTGTAAGCTCGACTTCTCTCATTTAAAAGAGGTCGAGGATATAAAAGATATTCTTGATATGACAAAAGAACATGTCCTATTGAAATATCTTAACGCTTTACAACTTTCACCATCAATGATCCGACAAATGATGTTGGTCATGGTATTTGAAAGTTGCAGAGAAAAGTTCGAAGCCCGTGTACAGGCTCTTTGTGCACAAGGCTTCGAGCAAATTGCTTTATCTCCTGGTAAGGCACAAAAACTTAACACATATGTTGGGTTGTTTGCGGCACCAGCTCAGACAATTGGATTTGATTTAAGCAAGGACTGTATTGCAGTTGTGCCGAAATTAGATTCAACTGAATTCGGCGATAGCTATGATGGTATGGCATACCACCATCATGAGTGGTTTTGTGATGCATACGGTATGCCAATGGCTAAGCCAAGCTACCATCAAATGCGAATTACAGCATTAAGCATTAAAGTTGGTAGCCAACCACTCCATGACAAGTCTATGGAAGCCTGGAAACAGGCTTTCTTAGCCATGGATAAAATTATGATTTACAGCATGGAAGATGGTGTTATCCATGCTGAACGTTTTGCGGATTGTTATAAGAAAGGCAATTATAATGTTGCCATCTTTGGCAATCCTTCTGGTCGTCTTCTTGCTATTACTGATGAGAATGGCATGAAACGTGTGCCAGAGTTAACGCCATCCAGCAAGGCCTGGGAATGGCGTATATTACAATTCTTCCACGAGACCAAAGGAAGAATTTCTACACAGCACTGTCAATATGTTGTGTAGTATTTTAGTATTATTTATGAGAGGAGAAAATAAGCATGAATAAAAAATTAAATAGAGCGTATATCGCTCAAGTAGCTAAGAAAGAAATTACTGCAAAAATCGAAAATCATTTTCGCGGTAATTATCATGGCTCTGAGGTTGACAGAGCTGTGGCATTGATGCCAACACTTTTAAAAGAAGATGCACAAATTGGCATATCTTTCACTAAAAATATAGTGGAGGCTATCAATAAAATGAATGAAAATTCAAAATGGGATAGCGGTTGTGGTAGCTTCATGGCTACTGCAGAAGTAGATCCTGTTCTTAAGTTTTCCAGCAGTCGCTTAGTTGAGGAGCACCAAATTGGTGTATCTAATGCTAAATTTGTTCGTACTTTAAGAAAGTGCGGTTATCGTACTGTTGATGCGTACGGTAATGAAAGCTCTCCTGAAGTTAAGGAGATGCTTATCAATACTAAGTCTGATAAAGAGTTATTAGATCTAGTATTAACTCTTGAAGTTGGGATTAAAGCGGAAGGTATCCGCTTCCCACATGCTGGGGAGTCCTATAATGCTGTGATTTATCCATCACAGTATTTCGTTAATCTGTTAAATAATAGATATGACAAATACGTTAAGGATGCTATGAAATATTTAGCGTCCAAAGGCGTGGCAAAAAACCTTGAAAAATTAGCTCAAGGTTTAGTTAATGCCGCAATTGATGAATTGAAAATGATCCCAATCTCTGGGTTCATCTGTACAGGCTCTGAATTCTTCAAAATGTCACAAGGTGGTTCTGACCATGATACAGACAAGCACTTGTGGCTTGTTGGTACGGACGCTGATATGTATAATGGCAAAGTCCATTATATGGTCGGAATCAAGAGCGAAACTGCTGCTCAAGGTTTGCTTGAAGCTGGCAGTTACGCTGAATTCATAGAATCTGTGTTCGTGTCAGGCCTAACTGACATGAACGTTGGGAAGTATGTAAATAAATCTTCTTTGGCTCTAGAGATTATTGGAACACGAGGCACAATCGTATTCCATGAAGCTTGTGAAGTTATTCGCAAGAATCTAGAGCAAAAAGTTGATACATCAAAAGCGATGTATCAACGACATTTTGCTGCTAATATAGACGTTCATGAAAATGAATGTTCTACAGAAGTAGTAAAATGTATTTATAATGAATTCAACAACTCTGATATGAGTGATGAATCAATTTTAAATTATTTAGTAGATATCCTTATTATTGCACCAAGTATTATTGGTCATATTATCGATATGGCGAAAGCTGGCCCCGGCACAGCTTTTGATCCTATTGGTGAAATGTTAAAAGGTATCCATAGCATGCGTAGAAAACAATATGCATGTATTGATTTGGATATCGAAAATGGCACTTTGTCTTTAAGCGACGCAGTAAAAATAGGTCGCGAGTACCTTAAGGGAGAAACAAAATGAAAATTAATCAAAAACAACAACAAAAAAGTTTAGGCATTAAATCTGGATTATATGAGATCCAGAATGAAGTAGCTGAGGTTGCATTAGAGCAACTAAAAGCTACGGTGGATGCTTATGGTATTAACTTGAAAAAACAAAACAGTGAGGCTAAAGGCCTTACTGGTTACGTAAATGAACTCATCGAGGACATTAGAAAGTCCTCCAATGAGAACATTAAAGGAGAGCTAATGAGCTCTCCAATGTCTAAGATTACGAACTATGTTCGCAATATGCTCGTTTGGGGTATGGATATTAACCCAGACGAAACAAATGTTTACGAAGAAGCTCGTAAACAAGGTTTTATTTATGGTAGCGTATGCCTTAAAAAAGACCTTGTTCACTATGCATGGGAACATGCTAGTGAAGAGAAGCAAATGGAATCTCTTCGTGTTGTCGAAGTGACTCCACGCTTTAAAGGTGCTGCAGATGCATATAAACCAGCAACAGGCCTTGATGAAGAAGAAGGCGAATATGTCTTCTTTAATAAAGGCTTATCTGCGGACGAATACTTATTCTGTAACCCTACAGTAAATGGGTCTTATGAATTATTCGTTCGTGAGAATGGATCACTATATATTATAGTGACTCCATTAGACGGTATGGAACTTGACCGTCCTAAAAAGCAGCTATTAGTAAAGTCTAATGACTTTGTTAATGCTGCTTCCAAGGTAGCTGTGGCTCAAGGCTTTAGAAAAGAACTAAGCGAAGGCGAAGTTCTTCGTTATGATGAGTTTGTTTTAATGGAAGGCTCTGTAGCTAAATCCATTAAAGCGAAAGGCCTAGATGGCAAGGCTCCATCTGACGGTATCTATGTTAAGTCCTTAAAAGGTAGCGGATACACACAATTATGCGGTGTATCTATTATCAAAGAAATCCGTGACATGATTATTGATTGTTACGGATCTGTTAAAGTTAAAGTATGTATTGACAATATGTGCTTTAACCAATTTGAAAAGAACGGTAAAGAAATTAAGTCTGTAGCTTTAATGCTTACAGTGCTTGATTAATTTACCCTTCGGGTCCTCCTCTCTAGCATTATTCAAAGAAGTTGCTTAGTAGAGCGAGGGCCCGACATCTTCTAATTATATAAGATTTTTAAGAGAAATTTCCTAACGGAAATTATCCCTGCCGGGGGCCTCCTGACGGAGGGTCCCCTGCGGGGCAAGTCCTATATAAGTCTCTTGTTGGTTTCTGGACTCCGTCCCGAAATCATTTATGAGACAGTTATGCATATATATGCGTAATTGTCTTTAGTGAAGATATCGGGCATTCTGCGATAGATGTGTCTGTCGCTCCGCTCCGAAATCTTTTTTGAGGGGTATTCCCCTCATTGTAATACCGTTGCTGAACGGCGTCCCCTATTGGGTTAGGGGCTTGGGCGAAAGCTGGAGCCGGGCAGTTGCGGTATTAGAGGAAAAATCGTCTTGGACCACGGAGACGTTAAATACACGCTGGGTGGTCGTCCTTGGGGGAAGCCGGACGTTAAAGGAGCTTCCCAAATTTTATAATGTTATATGTGGACGGTCCATATTGGGTTATGGCGTGAGTTCGCGGTCACAGCCGTTCACATATAATGTTATCTTAAAGCTGAGCGGTAGACCCGCCGATATCGTCCTAACTTTGTCCTTAGTGGCAGTCATAGGGAGTAGAATCGGCGGGACTACAAAAAGCTTCCGGTGTGGCTTATTATACACGACCGGGGGGACCGTCAGGAGTATATTTGTACTTCTGGCGGTATATAAATTATCTATTAATGATTAGTGGCGACCGTTTCCACTTTAAAATACCGGCAGGAGAAAAAGATGAAGTTAACTCAAAATTTAAAGTCATACAATAAGTATGACATTTTCAATATGTTTTTAGACTTCCTTAGTGGAGGTCTAGACTTCAAAGAATCTTCGTTAGAAGCAAAAGTAACGAATTTATTCTTTGAAGAAAACGGAAATCTTCTAATCAATGTATCTGCTATGGCGGATACATCAATAGGAAGATTAAAATCTCTTCTACAATTCAAACTTACAGGAGAAGTTTTATCCTGTGAGTTTGAAGGTGTTAATTATACTGTTCCTCATGCACAAATCATGAGTGAATTGGTAGATGCAATAGAAAAGTTGTGTCTACCTATGTATGATGAGGAGGAGATGTAGCATGAAGACTATAGACTTCGTTTACGACAAAAATAAGTATTGCGTCGTTAACTTTTTAGACGATTCTGGATTATTATCCAGAAAAGTCTGGTTCGATGACCGTGAGGAGTGTCCTCACGACCGGAAGGACCTCAGTATTGTTTCTGTTGTAGATAACATGGCAACATGTGCCTACACAGAGTTAGACAGGAATATCGGTGAATTTGTCGAGCTCACCGTAGAAGTTCCTGTCGAAAATCTTCACCTTTGCGGTTCAGAAGCCGTTGAGGTGGAATATGAACGTATCCTTTCTACCATAGATGAAGAAGCCGCGGCAATAATCCGCGGCTTAGTGTGGGAGAAGGAAAGAGATGCAGCTGTTGCCGGCTATAACGGCTGCATCTAATTTAATAGTTTATTCTAGAGAGCTCCATATGGGGCTCTCTTTATTTTTTAATAATTTAGAGGAGGTACTGTTATGTTAAACAGAACTGAACATGAAGTCAAAATTTATAATACTATCGGGATTGATACTCCCGATATGGTGTTAGAACAATATCATGGGGAACCTATTCGGGTTTCCTGTGAAAGTAGAAAAGTTGACACCATCGAAGGTGTCGACATCTACGAAAACATTTATGGGGAGGTAACTGGCCTCCCCGAATTTAAAGAAGGAGTCTACTATGTAGTCTCCGCAATGGTGCGTCAAGCCCTTCCTGGAAGAAAGGATTTGTTGTCTCCGGGTCAGTTAATTAGAAATGAACAAGGTCAACCAATTGGCTGTTTAGGCCTTGTTCGTAATAGTTAACAGTTAAAGCTTTAGTCATGGGTATTATTATATATCTATGGCTAAAGCTTTATTTTTTGTTTGTTATAAATATCGTAATTATACTATTAATAGAGATATTGATGGCGTAATTATGATATTTATATTTTTTTTATAAATATCGTCCGGCGACAGGTGCCCGCCCACATTGTTTCGGCACTCACGAAATCACGTTTTTTTATAATATAACGTGAGTGTTATGTGGGCGGTACCGTATTTGCCTTCCGACGCTTGCAACATTGGGATGTGGCCCGCGTTGCTTCGTCTCTGGTCGGCAAATACTCACCTGTCGCCTCTATATGTATTTCGGCAGTGTCCCTTCGGGCCGTATGTACGAAATATATTTTTTCTTGTGTGGTATGCGATCAGGCGGTGGTCATTTACTAGTGTGTTTTTTGTTGGTGACTCCGTCACGAAATGTTTTATGAGGGTATTTCGCCCTCAGTATTTTATTTGTTCTTTACAGGAGGTATTATGCTATGGAACAATTAGTTATTTTCGGCTGTTATGCCGAAGGATTTTTGAAGCTTGGTACTGTGGATATTAATCCACAAAAGCCATGGCTTTGTACATTCGAAATCGCAGAAGCTTATGCTTCTATCGGTATCGACATTAATGGTGCAAAACCTGTTGTCCTTGATTTTGACGACGAAGGGTTCGCGCCTGGTTTTGAAGTGGAGGGTGTAACGTACATCCACTTCAAAAAAGAACACGTCTTTAATGGCGTGTTGATTCGAGAGGCATAGAGTCTCTCTAGGAGTGGGCTGTTAATATAAGAGCCCGCTCCGAAATCTATTATGAGAGTAATTTTCCCTCTGTTCTTTATGTGTTATTTACAGGAGGTATTGTTATGAAGTTTACTATAAAAGAATACGACCATTGGGAGAATACATTTACTACTGTAGCTGTAGTAAATGTTAAGCCTAAAGAAGGCTCAGTTATTATTCATGAAGAAGACATATTCCAGGAAGCCGGATTAGATTATTCTGAAAGTGAAGGTGTCATGCTTGAATGTGGCAAGGAAATTTTAAACGGACGCAAAATAGGCAGTCGTTATTATTTCTTAATAAAGGAGGCATAGCATGAAATTTATATTGTTCGGTGAGGCTATGCCGAAAACAGAATTTTCTAGTGCTGACTGCTACCATGCACTAGAATATGTGTTAAAAACTTTCTTCAAGGATTGTGTCGTTGCAGAAAATGTGACGTCGCTTGAAGAAGGCGTTGTAGCGGTCTGTATCCGTTCATGGAAAAATATCAGTTCTGAAGAAGAACCGGTGTCCTATGAACGACATCCAGTGTACTTGCTAGACGAAGGGAGATATAACAAATTATCTCCTAGTACTCTAGCAATCATTGCTGGAGATTAGCCCCCCGCCGGGGCTAAACCTTCTACGGGATACTATGTCGACATTTACGGCATAGTACTCCTGTTGAAGAATATATATAGTCTTATGTACGGCTATGCACATTCCTCATAATGTGTACGCCCCCGCCGGGGCGAAATCTTCTTTGAGGGGTTCTTCCCTCATTGTCATTTATTTCTACAAGGAGGAGAAAATCATGTTCGTAGAAGCTTTGTACTGTTATACACTATTGTCCCCAGTAGGGGAGTTTTTATCCATCCAAAGCACAGATGGAATTTTTAGTGTTCTTCGCGAACACGAAGGATACGAATTTGTATCTAGAAGTTTAATCGGCTACCGTAATTGCGGTATGGCTGACTAATAAAGAGGTGCTGGTAAGAGATTGCCGGCACCTTACTTTAAATTTGATTTATAATATTTTTTAATTATACATGGAGTATATCATGTTACAACGTAATTTTATTCAATGGCTTAATGGTTTCTACGAAGAATACCCTACTACGTTTAGAGTGTTCTTCTTTCTTGTTGGCTGGGCTATCGGCTCCAGCATCAAAATTGCTTATTATCAACATAAGTTGAATAAGCGATAAAGCTTTACAATGTTTCGCCCGAGGGTTAACTTCTGAAGTTTCCCCTCCGGGGCGAAATCTCCTGTGACCTTCTCATTAATAGAAGGTCATATTTATTTTTATTATAAAGCTTTATATAAGCTACCGTAGGTGCAGTGTACTCATAATACCTCCCTTTATTAGACACATATACATAACAACCTCAATATATGCATCTACGGTAGTTAATATAAGGTTTTATAAACCTTACGGGAGAGGACCCCCTCCGGGGCGAAATCTCTCATGGGACCTTTTGTGTGGAGGTCCCTTTCATACTTTTCTCCTCTTCTCCAGTAGTTAGGTCTGCTGGAGATATGAGGGCTAGATGAGCATTGACTTATCTAGCCTTGATATCTCTTGCAAGTGTTGAGCAAGAGGAGATTTTTTCACCCTGAGAAGCTCAGTCAGGGTACTTTATTTACAGAAGGAGGACATATTATGTCTAAATTTGCTAACGTTGTATGTTATTTGTTCGGCTCCAACTCTAATGGTTGGGCACAAATGTTATCCGCTGTTGTAGCGGGTGTTCCTGGTGTTCGCGACACCAAGCCTGTTAGAATTGAAACAGCAGGTCAATCTTATGTGGGTCAAGGTTGTAATGCCGTAGCCCAAATCTTGGAGTTGTTCGCCAACAAGTCCGTTAATTACGGACAGTTCACTGGTGAAGTAGTGACATCTGATGCTGTCGCTATCCGTTGCTATAGCATCATGAAGGCTATTAAAGACGGTTTGACGCCGGCTAAAGTAGCCGACCACGTAATGAAGGACGCAGACTCCGCGGAAGACCGCGAGCAGTTTAAGCGTTTGGCGATGGCAATCAAAGATTGTCAAAGCCAAGGTGTGCGTCTTCGTATCTCCCGTCTTTCTCAAGAGCACAGTTATGCTCTTGAGGTGCCAGAAGGAGTAGAACTCCAAGCTGGCGACGTAGTCAAATTTGACCGCGGTGTATCCGAAGACGGTATTAAGTTAGCATATGGAGTGCAAAGCTCCTATGCATATGAAGTGGCTGAGGTCAATGACGAATTAAAAGCCATCCGACCAAAGGATACGCCTAATGCGAAACATCGCATGGGCTGTATTAACGCCACTCTTAACTTGATTCGCGAAATCAAGGCGAAAGAGGTCTCCGCAGAAGACCTCATCTAATCTGGGGGGCATTAGCCCCCTTTATTTTTATTGATAAAGGAGGGAGGAGCCCGCAATGGCAACCTTTAATCTTAAGCATTCCAACCAATCTATCCTTGATTATATGAAGGAGAAGATTACGGTTGAGTATAACGGGACCACTGAAGATATCGACGGTGGTCTTAAAGTTGAGGTCGATGATAATCACCTCAAAGACATAACTGATGCGTTTAGTAGAGCTAAACGTAACACTATGTTCTCTGGCTGGGTAAAAACAGCCACTAAATTTGTCGGCAGACAAGCCGATACCGTTAAAGATGTCGGTATCGGAGCTGTCGGCATCAGTGCCAAAGGCATCTTTGGTGCTGTTAAAAAGACTGCAGAAGTAGCTATGGGTGCTACTGCAGTTATTGTAAATGAGGGCAAAGAAGCTTGGAAAGAAGCTTCTGTGTCTGACGAACTTAGGGATTTGAAGAAATCCTTCGGTTCTACTGGTAGCGATGAAGAAGGCATTGAAATCATTAAAGATAATGCTGAAGCTACTGTAAATGAAACTGCCGGTGCAGAAGGCTAATAATTTCTGCGGACGATTGCTATTACCGTCATTAAATATTAATAGCATATAGCTCTAGTTGTCGAGAGCGAGTGGGACGACAACCTTATTCCGACCCTTAAAAGATGTTCTTGGTCGGACTAATAAGATATGAACATCTAAGATTTATAGGCGGTCGATGTCTGACGCTTATAATCTCAAATGCAGACATCATAATAGGGTTTAGTCTAGAGGGGCAGGGTTTGCTCTTCTAGGCTAAACCTTTATTTTTTCTTATGTTGAAAATATACATTTAGGTAGTGTTGTCGTTACAGCATTAGCTAAATGTATATTTTTTTATAATTCGCGAAAAGCATACCGCCTCAGTACGTATGGCGTAATTTGGGTGTTAGCTTTAGCGAAAGTCCATTTTTTTGGACACTTTTGGCAGTGGGCTAATTTTTTTAGTGACTGCTTTTTTTTATCGGAACGATTACGTTTCCGATCGCCAAGATATATAAGCGAGCGCCAGCGAGCGACAATTATATATCTTTATATGTATGAGCCCGAGCGAAGCGAGGGCGTATATATTAAGTTCTCTGTGTACTCTCTTCTTAAGAGAGTAGTTTTGTATTTATTATTATAGTAAGAGGCGAGCGAAGCGAGCCGTTAGTTCTTTGTTTACTTTCTTCTCAAGAAAGTAAGTATTGTATTATTTATTATTAGTAGTTCTCTGCTATCTCTCTTCTTAAGAGAGTAGTTATGTTTATATATATTTATATGTATAGATTCTCTGTTATCTCTCTTCTCAAGAGAGTAATTAGTTATTTATATATATGTTGTTGCGAAGCGAGCGTAAGCGAGCGGAGCATTTGTTATATGAACGTAGTGAATTCATATATATATTCCCGAAGAACGAGGAACGCTAGTGACGAGTGAATTGTAGTGTCCTAGCGTAAGCGACGATTATAAGAGTATATATTGTATATTATATATAGGGCGAGCGTAGGGAGCGTTAGCGACCGAAGCGAGCATAGTATTATATATAATATGGACGAGCGATAGCGAGTGAGTATATAGTCTTATAGGAGCTAGATAGGCTAATAAGGATTGATGAGTATTTAGTATATCGTGATATAGTATATTGTATTATACTATAGTAGTATATAGTAAATACGGCACGGATCCTTATTTACAGTAAGAAGGAAAATTCTGGCAAGAAAAATTGAAAACCGTAGGTTCGAAATTTTAGGAGTTTTCCGCCCGGGGATATCTATATCATATATATAGTATAAGAAGGAACGTAGTGAGTGGTATGGTATTATATTATGTTAATAATATAGTTATATTTTCTGCCGTCGGTATTTTGTTAAAAGAGAGATATGTTTTTAGTTAATGTTTTTCTGTATATATTATATGTACAGGTATTAAAAACTTTTAGGGTGGGATATATTATAATAATATTGAACGTCAGTGAAATGTTATTATAGATTTAAATCTTATATTAGATATAATATAAATGAGAGCTATTAATGTAAGCAAAGCAGGAGCGCCGCGAACTATTTAGCTATTTATATTTATTAGCCAATACGATAGTATAGTATGGTAGAGATCGTATTGGTTTGTTGTGAACGTTAGCGAACTGAATGTAGAATTCGTTATTAAGAATAGTATTATCGATGTAGCTTGTGAAGAGAAATAGTATTCTTTAGAATTCGTAACAATATATCTAATGCGTTTGTATAGTATCGGTATATATCAAGAAAATATATACTGATGTGTGCAAGCGAAACTTGTGGAGCGTGGCACGCAATCAATTTTTATATATCGTAACGAAGCCGTTTACGGTTCTTATTAGTATTATATATAATGAAGCGAACAATGTGAGCGGAATGTAATTATATAACTATTAATAAGAATTATACCAAGGTGTGAGGAGTTAGTAAGCTCCTAATAAGTAGGTGGTTTTTTGTTTGGGATCCGCCGTTATCTTAGTATTTCATTTACTAGCTAAGGTATTTAAAAGTCCCTTGCGTTTATTTTAGTCGAGTTATTTTATAGCATTTATATATATAATACTATAATAATAACGAAGAGCCATTACTGTTAAGAATGGATATTAGACGAAATTGGTTTGGCCCCAATAATAGTTATTATATTCTCTTAGAGAATATATAACGTCAATGGTTCGTCGTGTACGATCCTTTTCGAGTTCCACAGAAAATTAATTACTATTAAGAGTTTGTAGCATTTGTAAAATGGGACAACATTTTGTTAGTATTCTCGCTATGTTACACATAGCGAACAAAAAAAAGACCCCGAATTAATTTCGGGGCCGTTATATATTGTTTCGTATCTGGAGCGGTGAAACTTCGTTTCACCGGTATATTACTATAGTTTGATAGCAAGTTAATTAAAATATTAAAAATAATTTCAGAAAATAAAAAAGACCCCGAAGGGCCGTTTTTATATAATTATTTTTTTAATGTTCATTCACTTCGTTCACCTATTCATCAGAAGCGGTGAACTGCGTTCACCGGTATATTACTCTGTTTAGTATGCGAGTTATCAAAAAATAAAAAATATTTTTTTATTTAATTCTATTATATATATAATAAGCAATAAAAAAACAGCCTCAGATTTTTATATCCAAGACTGTTAAATAGCGAAGCGGTGTAACGTAGTTACACCGGTATATTACTCATATTAAGTATATCGTTAATCAATTTTGTAAAAATAATTAAATATACAGAATTAATGCATAAAGTAATACAGGGGTATTTTTAAGTAAAAAAATATCAAAAAATTAAAGTCAGATAATATCTGGCTTTTTTTAATTTTGGTGTCTGGTTTAGTATATATAGGAAACATTAAAACATAATATACAGAATGTGTATATTTATGAATACGAGCTTTTTTCAAAAGCGTTCTTCGACCATAGTCCACTCCGAATATATTAAATGAAACGTCGTGGACGCAGTCGTGACGCGGGTTTTTAATAATTTTAGATAAATAAAATTATTTAGGGTTAGGAACGAGGTATATAAAAATTGCTCCCTTAACAGTTCTTATTTATCTCTTATATATACTATATATATAATATAATAACATTTATTTTTTTAATAGTCCGCCGTCTCCTCACGAGCGCCAACAGTATTTATTTTAATGACAATGTTGGTTTAGACTATATACATTTTACCTATATATTTTGATTACCTGTATAGGTAGCTCCCTTGGAGATGGTGGTTTTATACTGTAGATACTTTGTGCTATACAGTATGCTCCCTTGGGGGGTGGGGGGAGGTAGAAACAGTTACCAAGTTGTGTTTTTTATCTAAAAACTATTAAAAATTATATATGTCTATTAATATATAATAAGTCCGCAACACTCTCAGTATAGTTATTTTTGCTATATTTTACAGTATTTCTGTTTATAGTCAAAAACAGTCTATTTTTATATTAGATGTATTTGGTCCGATGTATATAGTTAGCGTAGCGTATCTATTATATATATCATTATTATTAGTATGTTATAAATAGCTTTATATGTATTTATATATAATGTATTTAGTATTATATATAGTTTATTGTTATATTAAATGTATTATGAGTAGTAGTATTATATATTAATATATGTATTATGTTATTATATAATGTATTAAGATATATAATAAAGAGAAACTATTAAATGGAAAGATGCGGGCGATTTTGTATATGTTATTTTATATCAAGTCGTCTATAGATCCGTATATGGATTTTTAAATGTATTGTATTTTATCGGAGGAAAATATGGTGTTAATAATATCGGCAGTAATTATGTTTTTATTATATAAATTAGGAAATAAATTATTTAAAGAGCATTATTATAACAGTCGACTAAAAATTATATATTTAATTTTATGTTTTATTATAATATGCGTATTAATTAGACTATCATATCTGTATTTTTAAGTCTGTGCTCCGCACCGAAATCTCCCGTAGTCCTTTTTTGTTATTTAGGAGTTAATGAGTGTAGCAAATGAATCAATATTTAGTCGATGCTATTGTCGATCATGATGACTGGATACGTTATATTAGACCAAGGAAGATGTGTTATTCTGATAGCATAAACGAAAAATATGGCATCGATAATATAATCGTAGCAGTTAGCGAAAGTTATTATAAATATAGTGCCGAATTATATTTACAGTATTTAATGTATTTAATGGTAAACGATATATGAACGCAGCAACATGTAATAAAATTACACAAGTAGCATACGATACATATTATAAAGATAATAAATATAATGTATCGGTAAACTTATATAAATATTATAAGTTTGCATATATTATTCGTGATAAAAATGATAAAGATATTATTTTGTGTTGTGGTCTTATATATTATCATTATTATATGTATTTGAGTGTGTTAAAAGATTTTGATGATTTTGATTACGGTACGATTACGATCGAACCAATGGAGGTATTGTAAGTAAATAAAATTGTAGACAAAAGTATATATATATGGTAATATATATATAGGAGGTACATGAAAATGAACAATGTACAAGTCAACAATTATAAACCAAAAGATTTCTCTAAAATACTTAATGTATCTGTAAAAACTTTACAGAGATGGGATAACAATGGAATTTTAAAGGCTCATCGTTCTCCAACAAATAGAAGATATTATACATATGATCAGTATCTTCAATTTAAAGGAATTAAAAAAGAAAATGATACTCGAAAAATAGTTATATATGCTAGAGTATCTACAAAAAATCAAAAAGATGATTTAAAAAATCAAACTATTTTTCTTCAACAGTTTTGTAATGCCAAAGGCATGATAGTTAATGAATGTATTGAAGATTTTGGTAGTGGTTTAAATTATAATAGAAAAAAATGGAATAAACTATTAATTGATGTTATGGAACAAAAAATTAAAACAATCGTAATTTCTCACAAAGATAGATTTGTAAGATTTGGATATGATTGGTTTTATAGGTTTTGTGAAAAATTCAATACAGAAATTATAGTTGTTAATAATGAAAATTTATCACCACAAGAAGAACTTGTGCAAGATATAATTTCAATACTCCATGTTTTTTCATGTAAATTATATGGTCTTCGTAAATATAAAAAACAAATAAAGGAAGATAACAACATTGCTAAAGAGCTTCAAAACTGAAATTAATCCTACAAAAAAACAAATTATAAAAATAAATAAAACTATAGGAACTTGTCGATATGTTTATAATTTTTATATTGCCTATAACAAAAAGCTTTATGAAGAGAAAAAAGAATTTATATCTGGAAAAAGTTTTAGTGTTTGGCTTAACAATGAATATATTCCAAACAATCCAGATAAACAATGGATAAAAGAAGTATCTTCTAAATCTATTAAAAAGTCGATAGAAGATGGCTATACTGCTTTTTTAAAATTTTTCAAACATAAAAGTAATTTTCCAAAATTTAAAGAGAAAAATAAAACTAATGTTAAAATGTATTTTGTTAAAAATTGCAAAACTGATTGTTTAAGTGAACGTCATAGAATTAAAGTACCTACTTTAGGTTGGGTTCGTTTAAAAGAAAAAGGATATATTCCAACTTCCAAAGATGGTTTTGCTGTTCGAAGTGGAACTATATCGTATAAAGCTGGAAGATATTATATATCTACTTTAGTTGATGTACCAGGACAAAATAAGCAGAATAACAATAATTCTGGCATTGGTATAGATTTAGGGTTAAAAGATTTTGCTATTTGTTCAGATGGTTCTATTTATCAAAATATAAATAAAACAAATAATATTAAAAAAATAGAAAAAAGATTGAAGCGAGAACAAAGAAAATTGTCTCGCAAAATTATTGACTCAAAGAAAGGAGAGTCTACTCAAAAGAATTTTGTAAAACAAAAGTTGAAAGTACAAAAACTTTATCAAAGATTAACTAATATCAGAACTGATTATTTAAATAAAACAATAAATAGTATAGTGAAAACCAAGCCATCTTTTATTGTTATTGAAGATTTAAATGTATCTGGTATGATGAAAAATAGACATCTTTCTAAAGCCATAGCACAACAAAAATTCTTTGAATTTAAAACTAAATTAATTAGTAAATGCAAAGAAAATAATATTGAATTAAGAATTGTAGATAGATGGTATCCATCATCTAAAATATGTCATAATTGTGGTCACATTAAAAAAGATTTAAAACTCAAAGATAGAACTTATGTATGTTCTGAATGTGGCTATACTGAAGATAGAGATGTTAATGCAAGTCTTAATTTAAGAGATACTAAAACTTATACAATTATACAATAAGTATAATGTATAAGTATGTACCGAAGGCTTATTCGGGAATTTACGACTGTGGAGTATACAAGAACTTGCGAGTAGTATATTTAATTTTATTAAATTACAAAAGCATATATGATGAAACAGTAAGTAAAAACTGTGAAGTTTTACAAGTCTCATTATAGATATGTGTCTATAATTTGAGTAGCAGGTCTAATTATGAAATACGTAGTACGAACTTTTAATCCAGAACAATCTGTAGCTTGCGAAGCTAATAATTATCGTGATATTATTAATGAATTCAAAGAAAATAATAAAGATCTTAAAGTTGGCGCTATTTATAAACAAGATAACATGGTCCAATGTAATGTATATAGCATTCATGGTTTATTTATCGATATGCTAGAAATTACTATGCAATGATTAAAATAACAAATCAAAAATTAATCGACGCTATTTTTAAATATGATTATTATGATCCTAACGATCTTGTTCAATATTTAACGTGCGAAAATTTCGAAGAAAAATATCATACATATATGTATACTAATGGCGAATATTATTACTATTATTATCTATCGTTAGGATTAATTAATAGACTATAATGAGAACAAATATTCGCTTTTAAGAATTTATACATTTTAATAATAATAATGGAATTTTTTGTCAAAAAAAGTATTTTATGGTATAATGAAAGGTTATGATATATTAATAAGGAGAATAATATGACTGAAAAAGAAGCGATTATTATCGAAGAAATTTACTTAATAGAAAATTCATTAAAAGAAAAAACATTAAATTATTTTTTAGACAAATATTATGGCGGTAAAACCTTAGAAAAATTACAACCATTTCAACGAGAAAAAATTTTAAAATGGATGCAATCGCGTGTTGAGGACGAAGAAATGAATGATGATCGTATCAGTTCATGGGCCCTAGAGCATGGATACTTCTAAATTATTAGCAATTATATTAAACAGAGTTTTTAATCTATATAATATTAAAGAATATCGTAAATATTTTATCGAAAGAAATCTTCATATCGAAAATTTAACAAAAAGATATATAATACATTATAGCAACGAAAATAGATATAGTAGCAATATGTATTATCATTATTATATATATTTAAGTATAATGCCATATATATTAGAAGTTCCGGATTTATTGGAGGATTAATATGTCAAATTATAATATGTTATTAAAAAATAAATTATTGCCAGATAGTCGTGTTATATCTGATTATCAGATTATGACAGGAAAAGGTTTAACAGATTTAGATCTCGCATATATCGATGAACACGGCATTCTAGAAATTGCTCCACGTAGTCAATGGTCTGTACCAATAGGATATTATATCGATAAAGACGGTAATGTCCTTAAACAAATTCATAGTGATTTCATATGGTAACTGATAAATTAATAGATCAAGTATTCATTCCGTTACAAATTAGAATAGAATTCGATATATTTTATAAAAATCTTAAACGTTTTGTTATGGAAACAAATGCTAAAAAATTATATCGTATATATATTTTAACTAATAAAAATCATAAATATGAAGATTATTATGAATACTATCTATATTTAATATTATGTTCTGAAACAGAAAGAGTATAGTAATGCGCAGTGATTATTTAGATAGGCTTGCCGATTATATAGCTCTTAAAAGTGATAATTGCTATAAAGGAAATAATGCTAAATATCTTTCGTTCGATAATTTAAGTACTCCAAAGATTATATTTTCATATAGAGTGTATCAAGATAAAGAAGGAACGACATATAGTGCTAATTTATACTATTGGTATTATTTGTTGTTAATGTTAATATGAGTAAAAGTTATGCTGTCGTATATTATACTTACGGAGAAGAGTTCAGATATGGTGTTATTCTTGTCGAGGATAATTATATTAATGCATTGTATCGAGCTTATTATGAACTGTTAAATTCAGATATAATGTATTATATATCGGTAATAGAATCTGATGAATTATATTATTTAGAAAATGCAGAAGCAGCATATGACGATCCATCATATTATGCTGGCGAAACACAAGAAGAAATCGAAGATTGCGATATTATAAATATAATTGAAAGTTTTAAAACATGAATGATAATTTGTACGATATTTTAATTAAACAATTTATGTGGGACTTATGTGAACCAGAACCATTTGGTCGTAAGTATCATATGTCTTTAAATGCTAAAATTGCATTTTATTGTATATGTCTTGATATTGATACAAATCATGTTTCATATTATTATTATATGTATTTGTCAACGATAGGTATAATATGAAAAATAATCAGTTAATAAAAGATTTGAAATTATTTTATTCAGTAAGAATAAGACATAATTCAACTCTTGTATATTTAGATCCTACTATTAATATTCGTGGAATATATATTTTTTATATTAAAAATAAAAAATATTATAAGTTACATTATTTGTATTTATATTATATTCGTTTAAGTACAATTTTAAAGTTATGTCAGAAAAAATAACAAGAGAATTAAATAAGTTTGTTAACATTATAAACAATAGTAGAAATAATATTGAATATTTTGATGCATATATTAAAATATTGTATATGCCAACATTCATGCTTTATGGTCGAGGCAAATATAAATATATGTATTGGTATTATATATATAAAATAATATTAACAACTAAAATATTATAATTATGATAAATGAAAAAGTTAATAGAGTATTAGATTATTTTACTGGAGATATGTGCTATAACGATGAAATAAATCCTGGTTGCGAACCATATCTAATGGTATATAATGCTAATGCTGCATTTGAAACAGAAGAATGTCCACATTCACATTGTTATTATTACAATTATTATATTTATGTGATGATGATAAAAGAGAAATGTTTATATGAAATATAAAGTATTATTATTAACAGTAGTATTAGGTATATCTGTATTAAGTAGTAATGCCTATGATCCCGATCGTAAAGAATGCAATCAATATTTAGATTGTAAATACTATCAAAATGTAAATATTGTTGATTTGCATTACGAAAATGACGGAAAATCTGTTAAATTAGTGCAACCTAAAAATAGTTTCCATTATAAGAAAGGAAAATAGTTATGATTATTGCATTAAAAAAATCTAAATTTTTAAGTAATTTTGTTAAACATGCTGACTGGCTAATTGGCGAACAAGTTACGTCTTGTTTAGGTGAAACTTATAAAATTAATAATGTCGATGTTTTTGATTCCGATCTTGTTAAAATTTTAGTCGTAAGATTATATAAATATATGAATGATGAAAATGAATTATTTTCAGTATATAGTTCATTTGATCTTTCTTATACTATTGATGTTAGAAATAATATTATTGAAATTGAAGATCATATTAAAACAGATCGAGATTTAAAGATTATGAAAGAAATGCTAAAAGCATTCGATTGTATTATGACAAATGATCAGCAAACAAATAATTAAAGATTATTTTAATGGCGACGATTATACTATTGTTGAATATCATTTTGTAAATGGTCGACTTTTGTGTAATGTTAAAGAAAATACCGGTACATATCTTAATCAATTATATCGAGGCTATTACTATCTTATAATGTTAAGTTATATTAATAAATGTCGATATTCGATCGATAGTATGGCATATCTTAAATATTTACATTCTAGATTAAAATATGATAGAAATACAAGAGATGCTCAACAAGAACTTAAAGATAATATCCTTGGCGAAGATATTATTAAAGTATTAAGAGAATTTCGTGATGGTGATCTATGATTAGCAAACAAAATAGAGTTATGTCGATTACTGATAGAGGCGGAAATATATACGATTATTTTTCTAAATATTGTATTACTAATAATTTTGATTATTATGATGTATTAGGTAGAATATGTGTATATAAAGACGACATATATAAACTTAGTGCTTGTTTATATTATAGTTATTATGTCGTATTACATTTAATCGATGAAAATTTAGAAAGGAAAGTACAATGAATTGTGAAAAAAATTTAAAGATTAAAACTAAAGGTTTAACATCTTTATTACGATCGATGAATTACAATACGTCTATCGTCGTTATTAAAACAGCTTATGGCTATAAAACAACGTTAATGGCTTTACGTAACGACGGTAATTTTATACAAATTACAATATGCTTAAATTATCGCGGGAGCATTGCCGATACCGTATATATTCGTATGAACAATACTAAAAAAGATTTGAAATATGAAGATCTTATTCATTTTAAAGCTAACGATCCGTATACTGAACGTAAGGACTTATCCGAAGCTATCGCTAATTTAATTATTAATACGAATAGAAAAGTCGATATGTTTTATACTTTTTCATTAAAAAATATTAAAACAGCCTTATTAGACCCAGTATTAATTAAACAATATTTATCTGTGCAACGACAAATGAATAGAATTACTAATACTATTAATGAAGTAAAGATTTAAATGGCTTATAGTATTATTAAATATAGCAGACATAATAACGATACATATGTATATATACAAAAAATGCCTGGCATTTATAATCAGAACTTAAGTTTATATTTTGCATATATGTATAGTATATTCGACTTTAAATTTCGATATAGTATTGTTAAAGATATTAATTTTCAAGCATATGTTAATTTTAGATTATTAGATGAAAGTATTAATCCTAAAAATGTCGATATCTTAAATATATTAAAGAGTAAAAATTATGAAATATAAAATACTATTAAGGAAACTACCGATCGACGAATATGCTCACGAATTATCCTACGATACTTTTAATAGCAATTTTAATAGCTCTTTATATGTAACATATTTATTGTTTAATATATATCCAAAAAGTAGCGTATATTTAATTAGTAATACAAAATTAGAGGCATTAGTATCAATACCTACCCCTGATTATATATTCATGGAAGAGTTAGAAAAATATAATTTATTAAGTATTATAGAAAGGATGAATCATGAATCTATTAAGTGAAACAGAACAAAAACTTAAAGAACTTAATCTGACATTAGATGATATTCAGTTCGTCATGTGTACCGAATCTGAATATGGTAGCGATTTTATATTTATGAACAAAGACACGTTTGTTAAAAATGCTAGATCTGTTAACTACGATAATGGATACGGCAGTCAAGAAATTAAAAATAATTTAACGATCTATACAAAAACCCACATCATCTATCGGTTCGAATATGATGGTGCTGAATGTTGGAAATATGTTCCGACAATCGCTGGTCTTGACGAATTCTTACAAGATGAAAAAAACTGGAAAGAATTTAAATTTGAATCGAAAGATTATTACAAATATGAAGAACAAATTCCGTTTTAGAATTAATAAATGGATTAAAACTAAAATCTCATCAGTATTGCTTCCATATTATACATGGACAGTATTTGAAAAACAGGAAAAAATTGGTGAAAAGAATTTTAAATTATACCACATTTATTTCTTTTTCTTAGAAAAATATCTATGATATAATAAAGAGGAGAAATAAATCGTGGATTTTTTTGTAGGAAAAATATGAGTGAAGCATATATAATTTCGTCATATGCAAAAAATGATAGGGATCGATTATGTCGGTTTAAAACATATAAAGCTGATAATATGTTCGTTCGAGCATACCATCTAGCATATTATGCATATATTAGTTATGCGTATGAGAAATATCGTATTTGTATATATCCAGAAGGAACGATAGGCAATCGATACGATATAACGTTCGAGCAAATTGCTGAAATGTATGATATCGTTCATTGTATTAAAAATAAAGAGTATAGCAAAAAAATGAATTCTAAAAAACGTAAGTGGTTGAAAATATTTTAGAGGTATTTAATGGGTTATACGTTAAAACATAGTATTGAAAAAACTGCCGAAATTATTAATAATCTTGATATTAATCAATTTAATAGCGATCGCAGAAATTATTATATTGAAAAGGTTGAGTTTATTAACGAAGGAATATTTCCGTCGATTCATTTCGTTATTAGAAATAGTGAAACGAACGTAATTGATGATCGTTATGGTCAGTTACGTAAAGTTCCGAACACTAACGAAATCGAATATCGTGACGGAACAGTTAAAATGTACGACGGTATCATCTGGACATTTTTAAAAGAAGCGGATATAACATTATGAAATATAAAAATTATTATGATATCTGTGATTCGGCTCAAAAAATTTATGATAAAAATCCTGCATTTTTTCCAGGAAATAATATTAGGAATAACGCAAAAACTAAAATGAGAGAATTTAATGTTATTGGTGATGAATTTAATGCTTTATTCTATTATGAATATATTATGTATTTAATCGGAAAAAATTTATAATGTTTATTACTCAAAGAAAATTAATCGATAACTTATACTATAAAGGATATAATCCTAAGCTTGTTTTATGTGATTTAAAACAAGATCGTATTATTAGAATTAGTCAACGAAGTGAAAATATATCGAGTCCTAAAAATGGTATATGTATTATTAAATTTACATTAGAAGATCGATGGACTACGAATAAAGGATCATATAATTCGTTCGGATCTAAAAGAATAAATGTTAATTTTATTGTCGATACTAAACAACAAAAAATTAATGAAATAGAATTTCGATATATAGCAGCAAATAATTCTGGTTATATAAAAAATCTTTCGAGTATCGATAATATTAATTATTTATTTGATCGAAGAATATTATTATATAGAAATTATATCGTCGGATTTTTATTTGTGAACTATGTTAAAAAAACTGTCGAAAGTCTTAGTAAAAAATATAAGGAGAAATAATTATGTTTAAAAAATTTATCGATGAATTACGTTGGTATATCGAAACGTTGCTAAAGGAAATCTAATATGAAATATAAATTACTATTCAATAAACTGAAATTAGAATATATTTGTGATTGTAATCAGTTAACACATACTATCGATACTGTTATTATGAATCATCACGAATCTGTTAAGAATTGTCATATGCTTAATTATCAAATGTATGGTAACGGTCATGGTAGCAATGTCGAAATATATTTTAACGGAACATTACTCGAGATTGTCGAAGTATCAAAAGCATGATTAACTGGTTTAATTGGTTGTATTCAATTCATCATTATAGTCCGATGATTTTTCCTGAATCAATTACTATAGAGTATTCAAAGTTATATCCTTTCTTAAAAATAAATGACGAGCCATTGTTGTTTACAATATCTAATGATCCTAATCATTTAGATATTAATATCGTATTTTTTACATATAATCTTCGTCGAAAGATTTATGAATATTCTATTCATTTATCAGCATGTATAACAAGCGGAAAGATATATCCAATATATGCAACAGATAATAATATATTGTATAATATATTTAGTGAAATAATGTGTAAGCATTTGATATATTATATGTATTTAGAAACGGATAAAGCACGTCAGTTAATTAACGAAGTATTAGAGGACTATAAAAATGAGTAATTACAATAAAACACCTTCGGCATGTTTTACGTATGGTGAAGGTGATGATTTTGGTAAGGTAATATCGACATATTTTTTGTATGATAATGATATTGAAAATAAATCTCCGACTGATCTATGTGTAGAATTATATAGTATAAAGCAAGAATTAGATGCCGTGGAGAACGAGAGGATCATTCGCGAATATTTGAAGCTAGCAAAACTATTAAGGAAACTAGGACAATTATGAAATGGAGCACATTTGTCGAAGATTATAATGAATTAACTGCTTTGTCATTCGATCATTTATATCATTTTGGTAAAGAAGACGAAGATTTAGAAATATTTTTATTTCAGCATCCATATAGAATAAATTGGATTGAATATTATTATACATACGATATAGATTATAATTACATTAATTTTCAGATCAATATAAAAACATCTGGGAAAGATGTTCATTCTATTAATGTATATTTGTCAGAAGATGATAAATTAGGGTATCTATTAAGAGAAGATGATTTTTTTAATCGTAAAACATTATCTAATATAAACGTCCATAAGACTATATTTTTATGGATATATTTTTTAATGCTTATTAATGGTTTTAATCATAAGTTTGTGAGGTTACAATGAGTTTATTCGATAAGTCAAATAGTATTGCTTCTATTTTAGAACGTCATAAATCTATTAATATCTTAGATGATATTACTGATATGGAAATCTACAACCAAGACTTTAAAATTTATTTTTTAGTTGTTAAAACTATGCTAGGATTAAACAATGAATTACCAGAAGTACTATCCTTTAGTATAGAAGATGGCGACGATGTAGTATACTTCGATTTATTCGTCGAAAAAGATGACGACGAAGATTATGATCCAGTCTTTATTACGACAGAAACTGAAAATAATATAATGAACTATAACGGATTCTTGGATGTATTATTTCCAGCCTTAATAGAATTAGCTTATTATAAACTAAAGGAACGAATGTTTAACTAATAAGTTAAATTAGGGCTGTCACTAATTTACCGCCATTTACTTCACTGTTGGGCTCCGCCCCGAAATCTCTTCACACGTTTTCTAATGTGGTTTAGTTAGATGAAAGGAATATATTATGCAAACAGTAACATTCGAATCTAAAGAACAAGCTAAAGAATTTTTTATTACTTTGGGTGAAAATCTTAAAGCTAATCAAAACAAAATTTTTGAATTTAGTGGTCAACAATGGAACTTTGATAAAACTCCAGAAGTAACACCTAATATTATTAATTGTGTATTAGTATCTGAAAATAATGTATTATATGTTACAGCTAATTTAAATAACGATACAGTATATGTCGATATCGATTTAGAAGATAATATTTCTGGCTTTAGTTATAATCAATTACAAAAATCTGCATTATTGTCTAATTTAGTATATCTCATACTAGAAGACTATACTCAGTTCATGTTCTGTAAAAATGAACAATAAAACTAAATTTAGCTTACTCAGTACAATGTATTTTAACGTAAGCTATTTTCAAGCAATAGTACCTAAATTATTTATAGGTGGTCGACGTTTTAAAATTGATTTTAATAACAATGACGAATCAAGCATTATCATAAAAACATATGATAATTATTTGAACGAGCAAATTGTATTTTTTAGCATAAAACTAATGGCTGTCGAGTCTATGACTCAACTTTCGACGAAAGAAAATGGCATGTTACTTTCTAATTTAATACATTTTGTTCCAAATAAAGTATGCTCTGAATTCGATACGTATAAAGTGTTAAAACAGTTTAATTTATACGTACAATATATTATACTTTCATTTAATCTTATGTATTGGTGGTGACTCAATGATCAAATTAGGATTTGGATCTGATAAAGAAACTCAAAATGTTTATAATAATCTTAAAAATTTAATTGAAAAAGATATGTTTCCGGAATATTCTATTACAGATTTCGAAGAAAATAAAGCACGTAATTCTTTTAGATTTACGATTGCATACGATGAAGATTATATATATTCATATATGGTTTGGTACGAAGCCGGCATTTTAAATATCGAACCAGAAAAAGAAGATTACGAAGTCGAGGATATTGCATTTATTTTATATCCGATTGCCGAAATGTTATTGTAAAGAGGTGTGTACATATGTTAGCTATATTGTTTGTAATTTTCATGATGATTTATTTAGCATTAGCCATTGGCGGCACGTTAGCCGGCTGGGATAAAAAGGACGAATAATATGGATCAGTTCTTTTTAGACAGTGTGGCATTGATCGGATTTATGGCTATATGGTTTGTATTCGCTATTATTATATTTTTTATGCATTATATATATAGACTTTGTAAAACGAAAAAAATAGTCGAATCATTTTTGTATATAGCCAAAATGCATGTACGAATGTTTTCTAAATTGTATATAGCAACTATGTTATTTTTTGTATTTTGTATTATTATCAAAAGTATATTAGAATAATATGTATTTAAAAGATTTAATAGCTTGCGTAAACAAATGCAAAAAAGATGACGATAAAAATATATATCTATTAAAAAATAAAAGTTTTAAAATATTTATGCTTATTTTGACTTTAGATAATAGTATACGATTTTCTATATATGATTGTCGTTCGTCAAATGCAACTGTTTTAGATTTAATAGCGCACGACAAATATAATCTTCATGAGTGGCGCGGATATACTTTATGGTTAGAAAATTTTAAAAAGAAACTGCCTAACATGTGTACATACTTAGCATATTTGTATATTCTTAACATGGTTAAAAATGAATAAAGTAGAAATAAAAGATAAAACATTCCTTAAACGGTTCGAAGTTTTTAGAGACGCTAATAGAAATCGATTTACTATGAAGCGACGAAAATATCGGATCCATCAATATTGGACAACCGATGGATCACAATACGAAGTATTCGGTAGAGGATCACAATATTTTGGTGTCTTTACGATTAGTGAAGATAATAAATATATATGTTCTAGTAACATAAGTGAAGAAAATTTATTATTAATTATAAATGGAATATCCGACGTAATACGTTCGTATCGTATTCCGTTAAAATTTGACGGATATTCTTGTTCAGTATATGTCGAAGAAGCGATGGACCGATTGCGTTTTAGCGATACTAATATTCATATAGGATATCATGATGTGCAATTTGAAGTTACTAGACTTAATAATGTTGTCGGATATATTAAAACCGAAGCTAGAACAAATGCTATTGATGTATATAATATGCAGATGACATTACAGTATCAGTATTACGATGATGGCATGCATATATTCTATCATAAGTCATTAGTATCGCTAAAA